GCCGTAAGAAAAAAAGGAGAAAGTAAATGGCACAGAGTGACAACACAGTATTGATGGAGGGTGTACGAATCATCTTCCGTAATTTCTCTGGGAAGGAGGGGCAGTACAATCGCGAAGGAGATCGGAATTTCGCTGTGCTGTTGGCAGATGACGTTGCCAACAAGATGGCAGAAGACGATTGGAATATCAAGTGGTTGAAACCTCGTGAGGACGCCGAGGAAGACGAAATGCCTCAGGCTTACTTACAGGTCTCTGTCAATTTCAAGGGCCGTCCACCTCGGATTGTGATGATCACATATAGAGGTCGAACCAATCTCGATGAATCAACAATCGAGATGCTTGACTGGGCAGACATTCTCAATGTCGACTTGATTGTACGGCCATATGAGTGGTCAGTACAAGGGAAGACTGGGGTTAAGGCGTACTTGCAGTCGATTTACGTGACGATCGAAGAGGACGAGCTAGAGAAGAAGTATGCAGAGATGGATGGTCAGTAGATGAAAAGTGCAATAGTTAACTGCTTGTCGTGTGGTGTCCCAGGTCAGGTGGTATTCACTAATGAAGGTAAGATTCATAATGAACTCTTTCCTTGTAAATGCCCCCGTCCTTCAATAGAAGAAGCCAATTCCACCCTCAAAACGAATGAGCCAAATACTCCCATGGAAATTGTCACTCAGAAGTACGTCCGTAAGCCTCTCTATGTCGATGCTGTGAAAATCACTATGGAGAATCTGGTAGACATCGCTCATTGGTGTCAGGGGGAGATCAAGAACTATGATGATAAGATTCTCTCTGCTGCTGATGCCGAGAACCCTCTGATCGAGCGGTATATTCACGTCCGAGTTCACAACCCCAAGAATGTTCGGCAGACCAAGGGCTTCATTGGGGACTGGCTTCTCTACACTGAGAGAGGGTATAAGATTTATACGCAGAAGGCGTTTAGGAGCTCTTTTGATTTTGTAGATGAGACTGCCGAAGAAAAGGTTCGAGGTGAAATAAGTCGAGTAGAACGGGCAATAGCAGAAAAGGAACGACTGGAAGGATAATAGTGGACACCATCGGTGACATCGACCAGGGTTACTGGTTCGACATGGCTCTCCGTTCCGCGGAGGGATGCAGGAACGACGCTGATCGTTGCTTGGGTAGGCGCCGGCAGTTGCGCATCGAACGTGCACAGCGCTTCGAGCAGATCGCTGAGAACATCTTGGCGAGAGTTTAGTAATAGCGGAGTGTCGTATATCCATAGGACGGGGCACTTAAATAAGGCACCTAGGCTCACAGAAGCCGAATGCATGTCCGCTGACGTAGGAGAGGGGTGTCTAGGCTTTCGGGCTTGGACACCCCACTTACTTACCATAAAATTTTGTTTACAGTTATTGGAGATAAATGGAACCTGAAATTCTAGTAAATATCTCATTTCGTCTGGTACAATCAGACCGAAAGACGTTGGCTGATCATCTAACAGCACTTATGCATATGGCTGTTATGGTTGGTGGAGATTCTTTAAATATTAGTTTGCAACCATATACTCCAGAAGAAGAGGATGATGAATGAATGTAGATCTCAAACAGCACCAAGTAGATGCATTAAATGAATTGGGTAACGGTAAAATTCTATGGGGTGGTGTAGGATCGGGAAAGTCTCGTACTGCTCTAGCTTATTACATGAGGTATGAAGCACCTGCTGACATTGTAGTTATTACCACAGCCAAGAAGCGTGACTCCATGGATTGGAATGGTGAAGCTGCTAAGTTTGTTATCGGTAGGACAGAGGATTCAACCGTTGCTGGTGTACTGACCGTTGACTCGTGGAACAACATCGATAAGTACATCCAATACAAGGATTGTTTCTTTATATTCGACGAGCAAAGACTAGTAGGGTCAGGAGCATGGGTCAGAGCCTTCCTAAGGATCGCTAAGGCCAATCGATGGATACTCCTAAGTGCAACCCCAGGTGACACTTGGATGGATTACATCCCTGTTTTCGTGGCTAACGGTTTCTATAAGAATCGTACGGAGTTCAAGCGTGAACATGTAGTGTACAATAGGTTTACAAAGTTCCCGAAAGTGGAGAGGTTTCTGGGAGTACAGAAGCTTACAAGACATCGCTCGGATATCCTAGTTCACATGCGATATTACACAGAGGCTATCAGAGAGTATAAAACCGTTTGGGTGGACCATGACGTAGAAGCTCTGAGAAGGGTTACAGAAGATCGGTGGCATGTCTATGAGAATCGTCCCCTGCGTGATGTTGGGGAGCTCTTTTCTGTTATGCGGAAGGTGGTGAATACGGATCCTTCGAGACTGGAAGAGGTTCTAAGACTGGCTAAGCTTCATCCGAGGGTTATAGTGTTTTATAACTTCAACTATGAGTTAGCACTACTTAGATCTTTGTCTCCAAGCCATATGGTTGCCGAGTGGAACGGACACAAGCATCAGGAGATTCCAGATACTGAGGGATGGATCTACTTAGTTCAATATACAGCAGGAGCTGAAGGATGGAATTGTACATCTACAAACGTCGTTATATTCTGGTCATTGAACTATTCATACAAAATTTGGACACAGGCACATGGACGCATAGATAGGCTAAATACGCCGTTTGCCAAGCTTTTATACTATTCTCTACGTTCAAAATCAGTTATTGATGCAGCTGTTTGGAGGGCTCTTTCATCGAAGAAAAGCTTCAATGAATCTACAAATCTTGGCAAATCTTGGCAAATTTAAAATATGTTTGGCTTGCTAGAGCCAAATCGTAAGACATTCTGCCGTCAATATTGCCAATAAATACTATTCTCTACGCGCGACTTCAATAACTATATAAGTTATTACGTTACGTTATACAGAATAGTTTTTTTCTGTCAAATCCGTGACAAAGCTTGGCAAACCCACAAAATAGCGCTTAGTGCAAGGTGGTGTTTAGCACAAGATGGTGCCTAGCACAAAGCTGAAAGGAAAAATTATGGACGAATGGAAATCTATTGCAGGTTTCCCTGATTATAGCGTAAACCCTCTAGGAGACGTCAGGAGGGACGCTACCGACCGTATACTAGTATATAAGGTAAATCAGTACGGTGTGGTCTATGTGGGCCTTATGAGGGACGGAGGGCAGCGTCAGAGGTCGGTGGCGCTGCTCGTAGCTACTGCATTTCTTCCTAGGCCCTATGGGCCTTTTGATACGCCTATTCATTTGGATGGTAATAGGTATGATAACAATTTAAAGAATTTGGTATGGCGTCCACGTTGGTTTGCGGTTAAGTATAATCGTCAGTTTAAGGATCCTTATGATAATCCTATTACTATGCCTATTCATGATTTAGAATCGGGGCAGGAATTTAGAGATTCGTTTGATTGTGCTATTACGTTTGGCTTACTAGAGCGCGACATTGTTTTATCTATTCTAAATAGGACATATGTTTGGCCAACATATCAACAATTTGGTATGGTTAATTAATTAGATACTGATACGCTCCTCGCACGCATGATATTATAGAAGGAGGAGAGAATTCTAAATTTTTATAGGGGCCAGAATGTGAATGATCAGGGTTTTATAGTATTTTTATCTGGAGTAATAGTAGGTATGGTGCTCACACTTATTGTAATAGGTTTTGGATTTTTGTATGCTTGAATCTAAGTATCAAACTCAGTTAATTAAGACGCTTAAGAAAAGATTCCCAGGTTGTGTTGTTATGAAAAATGATGCGGCATATCAACAGGGCTTTCTAGATCTTACTATTTTGTATCAGAATAATTGGGCTGCTCTAGAAGTCAAGGCATCAGCTAAATCAGCACTACAACCTAATCAACAGTACTTTGTTGAACAGTTAGATGATATGTCATTTGCCTCAATTATTTATCCAGAGAATGAAGAGGAGGTATTGAATGCGCTTCAAGAAGCATTCGCATCTTGAGGGAGCGCATGCATTCCTTAGTCCTAGTTCTTATCACTGGATTAACTATGATGAAGAGAAACTTGCCTTTCGTTGGAAGACAATGCAGGCTGCTATGCGTGGAGTTGAAGATCATCGCTACGCTGCTATAGCCATTGAAGAAAACGAGACGCAGGATGATGAGAGCACGACTCTTGGGATGTATATTAATCAGTGTATTCAATATAAGATGACTCCAGAGTTGGTTCTTTATTATTCACCAAATTGTTTTGGTACTGTAGATGCTATAGCCTATAGGTATCGTCGGTTACGAATTTCAGATCTTAAAACTGGTGTCACTGCAACATCAGAACATCAGCTTGAGGTCTATGCAGCTTTGTTCTTTCTTGAGTATGAAATCAATCCGTTTCATGTTAGAGAGATCGAACTTCGAATCTATCAGGATGCAGAGTGTCGTGTATACTTTGGTGATCCTGGTTATATTAGAGGGATTATGGATAAAATTATGGTCTTTGATAAACGGATCAATGAACTGAGAGAGGAGGTGCCTAGTGCAACTTGATGAAAAAGATTATCTTGCCCACTATGGTATTCTCCGTAAATCGGGTCGTTATCCGTGGGGCTCAGGTGGAACTGAGAATACTCGTAACAGGAAGTTTCTTGATGTAGTTCAAGAGCATCGTCGTGATGGTATGTCTGAACCAGAGATTGCTCGTGCATATGGTCTCACAACGACTCAGCTTCGAGCGGCTAAGTCAATTGCTATCGCACAGCAGAAGCAAGAAAGAATTCGTCAGGTAGAACGCCTCCACGAGAAGGGGCTTTCAAACATTGCTATTGGTGAGAAGATGGGTCTCAATGAATCATCGGTTCGTGCTCTTCGGGAACCAGACGCGAAAGATAAAGCTGATGTTCTAGAGGCTACATCAAACATGTTGAAGAGGCAGGTTGAAGAAAAGGGTGCCGTTGATATTGGAACGGCCGTAGAATTAGCCTTACCTTTAAGTGAGAATCCAGCCCAACTAATAGGAATTTCTGATACCAAGTTCAAGACGGCTGTTGCTCGTCTTCAAGAAGAAGGTTATAAAGTTCACTATGTTAATGTGCTCCAGCAAGGCACAGGTCACTTCACTAAATTTAAGGTGCTTGCTCGACCCGATGTCCCATGGGTAGATTTGATACGAGATCCATCCAAGATTAAACTTATTACTGAGCAGACAGATAATGGTGGACGTACTTACACTGGATTGAGACGTCCACTAAGTATTTCATCTAAACGAATTGATATTGCATACGCAGAACAAGGTGGTATAACAAAGGATGGTTTGATCGAACTACGTCCAGGTGCCAAAGATCTGGACATGGGTAAGTCGAACTATGCTCAGGTGCGTATTGCTGTAGATAGTTCACACTATCTCAAGGGCATGGCAGTTTATAATGCGGATCTTCCTGCTGGTGTTGATGTTCGGTTTAATACGAACAAGTTAAAGAAAGATACGCCTAATAAACTAGACGCTATGAAGAAGATGGAGAAGACTCAAGAAGGTAAGATTGATCTTGATAATCCATTTACTTCACAGATAAAGCCTGGTGGTCAGCGTGGAGCCTTGAATATTATTAATGAGGCAGGTGATTGGGATAAACATTCTAAAAGTCTTCCTTCACAGATGTTATCCAAGCAGGCTCCCAAATTAGCAAAGACTCAGCTTGCTGTAACCCATGAACGTCGGCGTAAAGAATTGGATACTATTCTTGAACTTACTAATCCAACAGTAAAGAAGAAGCTTCTTGAAGACTTTGCTAATGAGACTGATTCAGCAGCTGCATACCTAAAGGCTGCGGCTCGTGTGGGTCAAACCACTAAGGTACTAATCCCTATTGATTCAGTAAAGCCTACTGAGGTTTATGCACCAAGTCTTCGTGATGGTACACGAGTTTCATTGGTTAGGTTTCCTCATGGTGGTACATTTGAGATACCAGAAGTTACAGTAAACAATCGTAACCCTGAAGCGAAGAAGATTCTGGGTAATAAAACTCTCGATGCAATAGGTATTAACCATAAGGTAGCCGAGCGTTTGTCTGGTGCTGACTTTGATGGTGATGATGTGCTTGTCATCCCTAATAATAGAGGAGAAGTAAAGAGTAGTCCTGCTCTACAGGGACTGAAGAACTTCGATCCTCGAGCTACATACAAAGCGCATCCTGGTATGACATCCATTAGTGAAGTGCGTATGGGCCAAGAGATGGGTTATGTATCGAACTTAATTACTGATATGACTATTGGTAAGGCTAACTCTCAGGAACTCGCCCGTGCTGTACGTCATTCAATGGTAGTCATCGATTCGTATAAGCATGACTTGGACTACAAGGCTTCTAAACGTGACAATGGTATAGAACAACTTAACATAAAATATCAAGGTAGGGCTAGTGGTGGTGCTAAGACACTTATCAGTAAAGCAGGTGGTACAGCCCGTCCTAATGCACGCAAGCCTAGACCAGCCAAAGATGGTGGTCCTATTGATAAGGCTACAGGTAAGAAGGTCTATGTTGAGACTGGCGAGAAGTACGTTGATAAGAAGACAGGGAAAGAAGTAACACGTACATTCAAGGCAAGGCGTCTTGCTATCACAGATGATGCACATGAGCTATCATCTGGTACTGAGATAGAGCGTGTCTATGCTGACCATTCGAATAGGATGAAGGCTACAGCTAACGAGGCACGTAAGGTTATGATTAATACTAAGACTATCCCTACCTCTCAGTCAGCAAAGAAAGTGTATGCAAAAGAAGTTGAGTCATTAGATTCAAAGTTGAATGTTGCAAGAATGAACGCCCCCCGTGAAAGACAAGCCCAGGCTGTAGCCAATGCCATAGTAGCCCAGAAGAGGCAGGCTCGACCTAACATGGATGGTGATGATGTGAAGAAGATTAGAAGACAAGCATTAGTTGAAGCACGTTCTCGTACTGGTGCAAAGAAAGACTCTGTTAACTTGACACAGGCTGAATGGAATGCTATTCAGGCAGGTGCAATTAGTAATCATAAGTTAACAAAGATTCTAAACAACTCCGACATTGATACAGTACGTAAGTTTGCTACACCAAGAACTAAGTTAGTAATGACATCAGCTAAGTCAGCACGTGCAAAGGCTATGCTATCACAGGGCTACACACAGGCAGAGGTAGCTGATGCATTAGGTGTTGCTCTATCTACACTTAAACTAACGCTATCGAAATGAGGTGATGAATGGTTGAGTACATGCTTA